GCTCTACGCATATCTTCTGGATTTCTAAATGCGCCCCAATTTATTGAGCCAAGTGTGCAGAGTGATATTTTTCCTGGTTCTCGAACCATTTCTTTTTTAATTAATTTCATTAATCATCCTTAATTTTTTCTTAATAATTCACCGTATTTTACCAGCAAATAACGACTTTTACCTGTTGATTCAATGGCTTCTCTTAAACTATTATAAATTACACCATTATATTTTATTTTAGGTAATGCTTTTTTTTGTTTTGCTTTTTTAACGGACATACTGTTTATTTGTTTCTTCTCATCATCTGTCATATATACATATTCTTTATATTCATAAAAAACTGCTCTATTATTAGATAATTTTCTGCATTTATATCCATGATGATGTCCACGTTTTCCACGAGCGACTGAACTCATAGTAGACGGATTTAAATTATTTTCTTTACAAAACTCTAACATATTTCTTATTATAATTACTTCACCTGTTGGTTTACAAATCTCCCAGTCATCTATTGGCACATTTTTCTTTTGTTCTTCTGTATATTTTAATCCCTTGCACCAAGGAGTTCTTTTTCCACTTTTGAATGCTTGTTTATGAGTTTTACTTATTTTCCCACCAGAACCCGTATTTCCACCACATGCAGATGGTGATATATTGTAATACTTTTTACTTGTGGCACAATTCCTTTCATTTAAATAATATTGTTCTCTTTTAAAAATATCATTTTCATCGACAACGTATTCTATTATAGATCGTGAAAATTTATCAATACCATATTTTTTTACAGCATTTAAAAATTTTTTACCACTTCCTGTATATCCATCATCTATTGTTCCTTTATGTGAACCGAGATATTTCATACCTGTTGTCGTATGCGTCCATTCGTAAATAAATCCACTATATTCCATAAATTTCATTCCTTTCGTGTAGTGATTTATTTATGCACGTTGGGATATATTAAATTTAATATAATAGGTCTATGATATCATCATCTGCTGATAATTCTCTAACCTTCTTCTTATCACCATTGGATAATAAAACTTTATGTTGACCGGGTAATATTTTTTCTTCACCATTATCTAAATATATTTTAAATTCTCCTTCGTCATCCAATGATGTAAATGGAACAGTGGGAAGAGTTATCTCAGCACACAAATTTGATTGATAAATTGGATGAACTGTTGTATCAAATGGGCCTTGTTTTTGGACATTATCGACATACATTAAGTAGATACGACCGGTATCAGTGCGCTCTTTTAATAACCCGCCTTTGAATACTTCTTCAGCTGAAATGACTTTTTTTCTTAAATCTTTACGTTTTTCGTACTTGACATAAAGTTCTTCAAACAAATCAATATTACTATAGAATGACTCGTAAAGATCTGGAACTTCATTTGGGTCAAAAAATGTAATATTTTCCTTGTTTTTGAATCGTCTCCAGAACAACGCAGAAAGAACAACACCGTAATCCAAGTGGCGAACCCGAGTTTCTTCTGTTCCTTGGTTATTTTTCAATACAATCAAGTCATCGAATTGGTAATGCCAAATTTGGAAATAAACTGTACACGATGCATTTCTGATACCACCTTGCGAACAAGATTTAAGATCACCAAACCATTTTTTCAAGAATGGGATCATGCCGGTATGCATGATTTCACCCCCTCTAATTGGTGAACCTAGTGGACGCAACCTGCCAATTTCTAAACCTATACCAGCACGTTTACTGGCATATTTTGCCATCATCTCTCCAGAGGCGAAAATACTATCAAGATCATCGTCACTGCGTATAAGAACGCAACTGCTAAATTGTTTTGTGGGAGTGCCGAGGCCAGCAAGTACAGGAGTAGCCAGAGTAAAAAGACCATCAGATGCAGCATTGTAGTATTCCTTTATGTATTTCATTCGAGCAGAGTTTGGTTCTTCTTTGTGGAATACCGTAGCTGCTGCAACCATATATCTGATTTGTGGAGTTTCGTATACTTCTTTAGTAGCGCGATTTCTTAACAGATATTTTTCTATTAATTGTTCAATTGCGGCATAGGAGTATTGTTCATCTTTTTCATGTTCGATAAATGAATCCATTTTATTCCATTCATCTTCTGTATACCAAACTAATAATTCTGGGGTATAAAGACCAACTGCCACGTTGTTCTTTACAATTGAAAAGAGACTTTGAGGTGTATATTGACCATAAACATCTTTACGAAGCATTGATAATCTTTGCTTACCAGCTACGTATTGAGAATTGGTATGTCCGATATCTGGATTTGCTTCTACGTCAATGAGATCAACAATCGCACGTAAAGTGATTTCATCAATTTCTTTAGTCGTGATACCGTCATAATAATGAGGTTGACTTTTGATTTCAATCATTGATTGGCTAACATCAGCGATTCCGCTACAAATCTTAGCGATTTGTTGCTGCCATTTTTCTAGATTTAATGGTTCTCTTGAACCATTTCTTTTAATTACTGTTATTTTATTCATATCCATATGATGTGTACTCTCAATCCGTCTACTATCTTAATTCCGTTTAGGTAGTATTTAGTGGGTAGGATTGATGGTTTAAATTTTTTGTAAGTCATTGAAATAGAACAGTTTCTTATAAAAGAAGCTGAACTATTTCATGAATTATATGTATTATACACTAAAAGTTAAGTGTTGTCTAGTGAAAATTTAACTAATCGATGTATAGGTATAGTGTAAATACCCAGCATCGTTTGTAAGAAGATTGGTATAAGTAATGCTTAATGAATACGGATCTTCACCCGATTCAAGTAGCCCACCGTTGATATCTAAGAAAGATACTTGGAAATCTAGTAATAATGAGTCATCCATCGTTCCTGTGCAACTATAGTCATCTGACAATTGAATATGTTTAGAATTGATATCTACTATTATTGATAATACCCCAGACCTAGTATCATTATTTAAATTTTTATAGTAATATTTGATAGTATAAGTAATAGAACCACTTGGAATACCAGAAGACGATACTGATAATGGTAGTCTAAATAATCCAGTACTAGTAGCATGGTATCCTAATGAAACCCTTGCTGAACCAAACGAACTAAATTCACCATGCCCACTTACTTCTGGGATATATGCATATGTAAGTGATGGTTGTGATGATGGTAATGAACGGTCTGATTTAATGTTAGTAATAATATTACCATAATATCTAGAATAAATTTGTGGAAATTCTTGATTATTTATATTACCAAAATTATTTCCTACATTATATAATTCTATATTAGAAACGTTATTACCTGTTCCTAAATCTAAAAATATCGCATTCTGTTGTATGCTGTAAAATTTATAGTTATTAATGATCGTGTCTCTGGAACCATATTGTTGACCGATATCGACCCCATTTGAATTATAACCTAATACAAACCCTTGTTTTACATTGGTAATGTATCCTTCATCAAACAGGTTATTTATAATATCGTTATCTGAATACACTCCATAATTAAATCCTGATATATTAATATTTTTAAATATATTGCGTTCACATGTAACTAATGAAGTAAATCCATATAATGCAATTCCTTTACTTAATTTAGTAAGATCACCAACCCATGCCCCTTGAATAGATAGATCTTCAAAACTACTATCTCTAACGGATTCTAATTGTAATACTACTTGATCCATTGTTGAAGTTATGATAGTTAATCCTTTGAAAATAATATGTCGGGGTTGATTGGTGTATTGAACATCATTCGAATCATTGGTAAAATTACCATCTAAATTGGTATCTATTAGTCTACTTCCCATTCCAATTGGATTACCAGGTGTTGATAAATCATTAACAAATCTAAACACTGGTGTAGCTGTTGAATGACTTATAATAGTTTTATTAGCCCCTTCACCAATGATTGTAGCATAGCTTGGAATGAATAAAGAACCAGTAATTTTATATGTTCCTGCTGGAATTTTTAATGTGATTCTTTTAGTTGAATTATTATATGCGGGTGCTGATGTATTCAAAAATAATTGATCTATTGCTCTTTGTAATGCAACTGTGTCATCAGTAACCCCATCACCAATTACCCCAAAATCTTTTGTTGATACATAATCATCTAGCCGATCTTGGATAGTACGGAATACAGGATGGTTAGCATCAACCCCAGTATGAATATTGGTATTATTGTCTTTATAAACACGTTGAAAAATATTAAGTAAATCGGGGTTATTATTCAGATCTTTATAAGTCAGTAACTTTGTATTACCAACTGCAGGTGCTCCTTCAGAAACAGACCCATTTCCTATATATAATTCTTGACTATCAACACACCATGCTAACTCGCCGCTTGCTAATTGCGGAAGACCTGTACCACTAAATTTTTTACCACGTCTTTGTTGTATTCTACTTATACTGACTACTGCCATAAATATATCCTCTTTGATATATTTATAACATTTTGAACATAAAAAAGCCCTAGGGATCTAGGGCTATGTGAAAAATTAAGCTACTGTGAATGAAGATGCTGTAGATACTGTTGTTCCGGTTAAATCAAACCCGATTGTGAAAATGCCACCAGTTACTGATGTACTTGCTGCTTGATTAAGGGTTAAACTAGTTCCAGCGGATACAGAAGAAATAGTGGTTCCAGGTAAAATACCAGGACCAGTTACTGATGCCCCAACCATAGTTGCTAATGCAGCTGTAGTTGCCAATGTTACAGTACCATTTGTAGTACCAGTAATACCTCTAACACCAACAACTCTACGAATACGAGTTCTCAATTCAGTCTCGTCATTTATAGATTTGTCCATAACAACATGTATTTTACCTGATGTATCATCAGGAGCCCAATACGCTAGAGGACTTATTTCTTTAACAATAGCTTCTAAAACGCCATCTGCCAATTGGGTTGATGCATCGATGTAGCTATCTTCATTTTGTAAATTGATTGTAGTTCCACCTGCAATTTTTACTGTAATTAAATATAAATTAGAATTTACATTATATAATGTTCCAACTTTTGTAGCTGAACCATTGATTCTTGGTACTGTTAAAGTCATTGTTTAAATCTCCGTTTTAAGTATTTATCAGTTATTCTTGTAATATAATTCCACACGGGTCCACCATCTGTCTTCCCATAAATTAAAGTTTTCTGGCTTTAGAATGAATTCTTGGTATTGTGGAATACCCCATACACCAGGTGATATTTCTGGTGGTTTTACACACATTAAAATTACACCTTTACGAATATTGGTTCCATGAACTTTATTATGTGCTAGTGCATATGCAGTTAATTGTAGATAATAATCTTCAATCCATTCTTCTTTTTTAGGTTTATTAGATTGCTTATAATCAAGAATGGCTTCGTCATCTCGATGAATACCCAGCGCGTCTGCAGTTCCAGCATAAAGTTCTGGATAATATAATCCAACTTCTGACCCCCAAATTTCATTGACGTTGATTAATCCATTATTGATTATAGTATCCGCCATTAAATTGCTTTGTTTGCTATATGGATTTGTGCCGGGTGGAGTTAAAAACCCATTAGCAACAAAATCCTCCAGGAATTTATGCATTCGTGTTCCACGTCCTGCAGCTTCCGTAGTTATTTCTTGTGCTTTTGATTCACCGACTGATTTCCTCCATTTCATGATGGATTCTATCTTTTCTTTTGATTTTGTTTTATCAAGAATGGTTGTTACTGATGGAACTTTCGAACCATCAGGGCAAAGGTATAATCGTTTGCCTTGTTCTTCATTTCTATTAATTGGTGTATAATTGTATCGTTCTGTTAGTAAAGTCATACGATATTATATGACATTTACTAACAGAAGTCAAGATTATTTTGATTTCAATGCATGATTAGCCATTTGTGATACTTGTGAATGATCTTGATCAATGACATCTTGGTTATTAACCATATCAGGTTGTTGATTATCAGGTACTAATCTAATACCATGTTTATCAAAACTATCACGATTACCGTTTACTATATTATGTAATGGACCAGATGGATCTTCTGAATCATATCTTACTCCAAAAGAATATTCATCAATACTAGGTTCCCCGAAGTATGATAATGCAGCACTGATTGTATCCCATGTTATTGGTGATGATTGTTTTTCTGGATGAAAGTTTAGATCCGCTTGTAATAATTTTAATACTTTAACAAGCGGATCAGATACTTCAACGGCTTCTATTACTTTTTTTTTGAGCTTAACAGCATTCCTAATCTGCGACTGTAATCAATGCTTTCGCGTTTCATTCTACCTGCTTCTGATGCTGGTAATTCAGCACCTAATTCAGCACCTCCTTCACCACCAATGTCACCGCCTAATTCTGGAGTACCGGTTTCACCGCCCATTGGAGCACCGCCCATTGGAGCACCCATTGTTTCGCCTTGCTCGCCAGATACGATTGCTAGTCCATTTGATAAACCTTCACGACCAGCAACCAATGCTGTATAAATGCCTTCTAATGCCTGTGAAACAACCTGGTTAAATTGACCTGAAACTTCACTGCCTTGTTCTGCTCTTATAGAGTCCAATAATTCTAACAATTGGTCAGCCTTCATAGCAGCGGTATCTTCGATCCAGTTAGTGATTTTTCCAACCATATCTTTAGTTGCTAAGATATTCTCTGCTTTTTGTTCTTCGCCTTCTAATAGCATCCAACTCGCCTGTGATTCAGATAAGTCATATCTTAATGTTAACTCAGCTGCTAATTCTTGTCTATCAGATTCGCCTAATTGAATTCTTTTAATTGCATTTTTAATCCAACTTTCTGGTACTGACATTTTTTCAGCACGGTGACGAATAGCAGAGATCATTGCTTCATTGCTTATCTGTCTATATGGCTGTTCAGCATTTTCTGCTAATTCAGCGGCCTCTTCTCTTTCGAAGATTGCTTGGTTAACAACATCTAGTAATGCACGAGTTTTTTGATATTTTGAGTTTTCTAAAATATTGTCGTAGCTTTCATTCATTTCCATCTGACTCAATTCTGTACGTAATTTATTACGTACATCTTCTAATTGTACATCATTGAATTGTTCTAATTTTAATTTGTAACCGAAAGTCTTAGCCATACTTTCATTTAGTTTTTTACTTGTTACTTTTTGTGATAAATCTTTAATTTGCATGTTAGTTCCTTATAACATTTCTCTATGTTGTATTTATATAAAAGTATGTTTAAACAATCTAGAAATAATTTTTTGGTAGTGATCTGATTGGTATGTACTTTCTTCCAGCCTTGTTAATAATATATGATATTTTTCAGATGATATATCGATTGTATTTTTAAATATCAAGGTATCACTATAATTAGACCAATACCGATTATCTAGTTCTTTTATTTCATGACATTTAGCAAATTGTCTATGATTATAAAACTTAGCTGCCATTAATGCACAACTTTTCAAATAATATTGATTGATCAAGTCCTTATTTAAAACATTAAAAACACCCCAATCACCATTTGGTAGTTTTTTAACTAAAAAATCATTGTATCCAAGAGCACCATTTGGTAAAATTTTTATTGGCAATTTAGTCTGAAGTTCTTGATCAAAATAATCTGCTAATTCTTTAATTGCTGTTTTTGTTTTCATTTTCATTTGCAACCACTGATGGATTATTAAATCCTATTTTAGAAACCAAATTTTTACGAATCATTGACTGGATTCTAAATTGCTCATGTTCGCTTAAACTACTTAATTTAACAGGGGATTGTAATTTCTCTAATAATTTGGATTCCTCATTAGTCATCCAAATCTCCATAGTATTAAATAATTCTTTTAGTTTCATCTTAAATTGGCTATGGTAAGCCATCTATTTAATTCATCATTTTCTGGTAGTACATCACGAGTACTATTTCCTTTTGAACTCATGCTATTACCTCTAGCGGATCTTTCATATGCTTTATTAACTATTTTGCTAATTAACTTATCAGTTCGGTCTCCGCCTACATCTCCATTCCCATAATCAACTAAATCTTCTTGATCCTCATCACTAGTTTCACCCATTGTAGTGGATAGTTGTGAAGATAAATCGGTTGGTAATTCAACTTCTGCACCAACTTTTGGACCAGATTGTTGTTGATCTGTTGAAGTAGTTTGAGTCATTGCGTTTGGATCTAATGAAAGCTTGTTTGGATCGTTAGGATCGACTTGGTGAATTGCTGTCATTTTTTCTGGTGGGAGAGTCAACTTAACGCCATCTTGTGCCGTAAGTTCAATACCTTGTGGACTTGATTGTGTTACTTTATAGTTTTCCATTATTTCTTTAATTTTCATTATTATTCCTATTAAAATTTCATTATGATAGTAACAATAGTTGAAAGGATACCAGCGATAATAGTTGCAGTAGAACCAATTATGACTTTACTCATACTTGATTTACTTTCTTCAATTTTTCCAGCAAGTGTTTCTACTTTTGTTTCAATTGTGTGTAATCTAGTTTCTAGATTTTGATATCTTAAAGCACATAATTCAACATGGCTTTCTAGGTTTTCTTTTTCAATATCAGTTGGTTTCAATGATGTCATTACGGTCTCCAATCCCTGCTCAAGGGTACATCTTATATTTATTGCTTTTTATGGAAAACAATATTCTTGTTTTTACCTTCAGTAACAAATACAGCAAAATTCTGTTCTAATAGTTCATCAAGTCCTTCAATATATGGGACTAATTCAAAATCTTCTTTTAAAAATCCTATTTCTTCAATACCATTATCATATACGTCTTCTCTTTCAGTTCCAAAGTCAAATCGCCATACTCTAATGATTTCATCTGTATCAAACCCAATAAGATTACCTTTCACTTCAGTCATAATAGGATTTTCAAAATAAGATAAATTAGCTCTGATTCCTAATGTTTGAAGAATAGTATTAAAATTCTGTTCTTTCCATCTGGCTGTTTCTTTTCCGGGTTCAGCTCTATACTGACCAGTATGTGTAATATCAACAAGGGTGTATAATTTATAATTCATACAGTATTTAATAGACATAAAAAAAAGGAGTTACATTTCTGTAACTCCTTCTAATTACTTATTGATAATTAGTAATTATACTAATGAACCAACAGCAGCACCAACGAAGTTGTTTGCACCAGCTGCAACATCAATTGCAGTAACTGCAACGGTACCATTATAAACGAAACCAGCACTACCAACAGGTGTTTTGTTTCCTAAACGGCTAGCTAATGCATCAGTCAATGCTGATTCTAAATCAGACCAAGATTTATCTTGAACGTTTGCATTTGAACCAGTACCACTGTCATTGCCAGTATCATATGCAACAACTGCGATAAAATCGGTAGCAGTTGGTTGACCAATTGCATAGATTTCTGCAACTGTTTGAATTGCACGAACTGCAGCTGAATAATAGCTATCGCTGTCAGTATATGAACCAGTATATGCACCAGTTGTCGCACCGGTAACAACATATGCTTGTTTTGTAAAATCGATATCGCTATCACCGCCTGTACCGGCATTGATGTTGATGATACGTAGTTGACGTGTGCCAAAGTTTGTGCTTGGGCTAGTTTTTAAATAATTAGAGGTAACTGTAGTACCGATTAATGATGGCATAATATTTTCTCCTATATGCTTTCAACTCACTTACTCTGTGAGCTTGTAATATTATTTAGTGTTTTTTTAGAAAATGGCTTATTAAGCCTTATTTTCTTTGCTTTCTTGAATCTTCTTAATACCACGTTTGAATTTAGAACCATCTCCAGCTCTGATGCTATTAATAAATCTTCTCTCTAGTTCACCTGCGGTTTCTTCATCGTAGGTTTCTCTAATTGATTCTAATAGATTAATGGCACTTTGAATGATATTTGAACCACGGCTTTCGATAATTAAATCGCTATCACGGTTCATGCCAATATTACTTAATTCTTGTAAAATGCTTCTAGTACTCTTACGCATAGTATTATTCCCTATACTGTATTTATTGTATTATAAAAATGTTCTTGCTTTTTTCATATGATATGCTATAATTACCATTCATAAAAACAGACATACACAGGAGAACACTATGTCAACACAACAAAGGGAAGTACTTAAAACACAACCACAAGGTAAAACAGGCTATGATATCAGGACTGACATCTTAATGATGGCAAAAGATATGGCATTAAGAGAATTTGATGCACAATTTAGGATATATGAATTATATCATATGCTAAGTGACCGTCAAGCATTTGAAAATATACCTATTAAACCAGAATTTCCAACGATGGATAAGATTCTCGAAATTGCTAATAGAATGAATGATTTTGTTGGTAAGAAATAACTAAAAAGGCCCTTCGGGGCCTTTCTTTTATTCTATCGCCTCATATCCAAATAATTCTGGGTGTAATTTACCCCACTTTCTAAGGATTATAGCTGCAGTAGAATTTGCAGAATTTTCTTGTGGGCTACCATCTTTGCCACTGTCCGCATTTAATTCGCCATTTAGATCTTGTTTATAATGTGTAAGTTCATGTGCAATTGTACGAAGCACGTCCTGTATATGTCTATTAGACATCATAACATTGATACTTTTATCAGATGGACTATATCCACCAAATGATTTATGTTCGATACTTATGTGTGAATTAGTGTTTAGAGAAATAGAAGGTAATTCAGCTAACTCTAAATGGTTTTGTGCAAACTGTATAAATTTTTTAATTATTAAATTTGCTTTATCTTGCGCCAACCCTTCGTTAATTATTTCTCGTATTTTCATTTTTTAACACCCATATTACTAGTATTTATCTATTTTAACTAACTTACACTTATCAAAATGCCATTGTTTCATTTGCGAAACTCCTCCTATTTTATAACAAAGTAGGCCACTGGATATCCCAAGGGAATCCGTCTTGAACGGTAATATCACGCAAGGCTTGTCTGTAAGTAGCCCAAACAGCTTTATCCACAGCCGCATCAGCAACTTGAGTCCAATCAGATTCTGCCAGTTTTGTATTGCGAGTTTGACGAATTTCCGCTGACTTTGATTCTATTTGTTGAGCTACCTCAGCCTCCGTCATATCACGCACTGTCCAGACTTGTGTCCAGCGTTGGTCATCGACACTAAACACTGGTGTAGCTTCTTCAAGCACTTGCGTGGTAGTAATCTCAGGTTGCGTAGAAAAGAATACCCGCATCGCGCCAAAATCCGCCATCACCGCATCACTAATAATCTCAGGGAAGCTAGTGTTTGGATGGCTTACTTTCAAATCCCAAGTGCTGTATGGGTACTGTTTGACAACGCCATTTTCAATAATTGCAAACATAAATTAACCTATTTGTTGTTTGATAACAGACAACATGATTTTAGCTTTCTTTTGTTCCAGTTTTTCTGAAACAAACAAGTCATGCAGTTGGTTGGCAAAAGTAGCTAGCTCTGCCCGTTCATCAGGTGGTAATTTACCTATTTCTTCTAAAGCCAACATGTAGTTGTCAATGTTAATCTGGTAGTGCATAACTTCTTGTTCACGCGCTTCGAGCGACATCGCCAAGATTTCTTCGCGAGTTTGGGGAGTTTCAATTGTTTTATCTATCATAGTATTTCCTTTTTGTGGAGTTTGAATTGTGTTATCTGTCATAGTATTTCCTTAAAGCTAAGGAGAGAGTGTTTTACCGAAGGCTACGCCATATCCAATGCCAGTAGGTGGCGTTCCAGGATTTGCGTATTTAGAACCAAACCCTGAGCCAGACCAAGGGTAGGCTGAAACGTTAGGTGACCCATAGTGTGCAACAGCTATAGCTGAACCGCTAGGGCTAAAGGCTACGCCAAATCCAAGGTCAGTAGGCAAATAAGGGTTAGCATACTTAGTACCAAACCCCGAACCAGACCAAGGGTAAGCTGAAATATAGGGTGAACTAGCGTGTGCAACAGCTATAGCTGAACCATTAGGGCTAAAGGCTACGCCCTTTCCACCACTAGTAGGTAGAGTTGTAGGATTTGCGTATTTAGTACCAAATCCGGAACTAGACCAAGGATAAGCTGAAACGTATGGTGAAGTGCCGTGTCCAACAGCTATAGCTGAACTATTACGACTAAAGGCTACGCCATATCCATTGCCAATAGGTAGCGTAGTAGGATTTGCGTATTTAGTACCAAACCCGGAACTAGACCAAGGATAAGCTGAAACGAATGGTGAAGTATCATGTGCAACAGCTATAGCTGAACCATCAGGACTAAAAGCTACGCCAGTTCCACTGCTAGTAGGTGGCGTAGTAGGATTTGCATATTTAGTACCAAACCCTGAGCTACTCCAAGGATAAGCTGAAACGAAGGGTGAAAATGCGTGTACAACAGCTATAGCAGAACCATTAGGACTAAAGGCTACGCCATTTCCAGCGTAAGAAGGTAGCGTAGTAGGATTAGCGTATTTAGTACCAAATCCGAAGCTACTCCAAGGATAAGCTGAAACGTAGGGTGAACTATAGTGTCCAACAGCTAAAAACTCAGATGTTATACTTGTCGATACTGCCGCAGACCTAACTTTAGTAGCCAACATATTATGCGTCTCCTACACGAGCGCCATACAGCACTGCCCCGACTTTCCACAACTGAATTATTGTGTATCCTGTCAAGTTTAGTGTTGGTGCAACACCAGCGTTAGATTTCCATGTCACACTAGGCCAAGTGATTGCGTAGGCTGTACCGTCTTCAATCATCAACGTAATTGATTGACCCGACTGAAAACCTGTAGCAGTCGGGCTACGGCTTGCCCCAAGTGTCCAAGTCTGCACCGTACCATTAGCAGGATTCAGGTCAACCGATGCACCATCAACAATGGCGTACACCTCCTCAGTGTAGTTGCCGTCAAACACCACGTTGGTAACGGTTTTGCCAGTTAATGTTTGTGTGTCAGATGTCCCTACCAAAGCGCCTGTCGGGGCTGCTAGCGATGTCCCCCATGCAGTGCCTGATGATACAGCCACACCAGCATCAGGATAAACTTGGGCTGTCGCTGTAGCAAAACTTAAATTACCTGCACCGTCAGTTGCGATAACTTGGTTTGCCGAACCATCAGCGGTTGGGTATTTAAGCCCCGATGGGTTGTTTATTAATCGCGTAACTGTGCCTGATGCATTTTTTGCATACAACACCATATCTGTGTTTGCGATATTAATTGCTAATTCACCATAATCTAAATCTGTTGTTAATGGTATTTTTGAAGCAACAGAAGACTTTTTAAGAAGAACTTTATTTGACATATTTAATCCTATTGAGGAAGGTTCTGCAAGAATGCAAGGGTAGAATAAAAATCCTACCCAGTTTTATCTATTTAGTATGTGCCACCATCGATGTCTCCTATCGATAATACCCCCGCCGAATATAATAAACCGCTACCAGCGATAGTAGATTTTAATTGTAATTCATCAGCAGCAATTTCAATTCCACCGGTTGATGAAACATTCACATTAAACGTTGAGCCTGATAATGTTAACCCATCACCGCCTGAATAAGATCCACCACCAGTAAATTGAACCCATTGTTGTCCTGAAAAACTAGTTAAATAATGATTTCCTTGAACCCATCCAGTTTTACCATAGGTGGTACCTTCCATAATAAAAACAGATGCACCTTTTAATTCTACATATGCATCGGCATCAGATGATCTAGTTAATGTATAGTTAACCCCGTCATCACTATATGTGTACATACCATTATCGGTAGTTGTTGATTGTCCTTTTAATAAAATTCTATATCCATCACCATGCGCCTGAGTTAATGCGTTATGTCCATCGATAATTAATGTACCAGTTGTACCAGTTAATGTTATATTTGAATCTGCTAATAAATTGGCAGCATCTTTCCATGATAGACCGGTAACGGCATTGTCTACGTAATCTTTATTAGCAGCATCGGACCCTGCTTGTGGAGTACCTACATTTGTTATTTTTGCGCCATTAACATCAACTGAACCAGTACCATTAGGGTCTAATGAAATATTACCATCGGTTACGGTGGAAGAAATGATATTTCCATTGATATTTAAATTATCAATAGTTAATTCTGTCAGTCCATCAATTGATGTGGTAGTAGATCCAAGTGCAATAGTAGTAGATCCAATAGTTATTGAACTAGCAGTAGGAGCAGTCCAAGAAACAACACCGGCACCATTGGTAGTTAATATATAATTAGCACTACCATCCGATCTTGGCAATGTATAAGCTCCTGCGATAGAAACCTTTCCCGTACCGTTTGGAGATAGTGTTAGATTTCCATTATTATCAGTAGTACTAATGGTATTGCCATTTAGTTCTATATTATCTACTAATAAGTTATCTATTTTTTTATTTGAGTCTACAATAATTGCTGATGATGCGGTTAATGTACCAGCTGTATGATCTAATCTATCAGTAAAAAATTTACCACCAATAACAACATGGTTAACTGCATTTCCTGCAGTTTCGGTGCCCATGCCGATATATAATCTATCACCGCCATTGCTGCCATTATCTGTCAATCCAGAGTATGCTAATTCCCCAGCACCCAACGTGGTTGGATTGCCAGCAACTTCTGAGCGTTTAATCTTGATTACGTTTGTCATTATTTTTCCTTATTTCACCTTAATACTGCCCGGAATCTAGTGTTTGGCCAGTTATCGTTGATGACGATACCCATTTATTAGATATGCTGTTGTACATTAATATTGATCCATTCACTAAGTCCGAGGTATCAACATCTGGGATGTCTGATATTGTATTTATTCCTGGATCTCCTTTAACGCCTTGTGGACCTCGTGTTCCAGATGAATATGGCAAATCATTCCAGTACGTAATGCCATTGCCTATTTTAAATTTATCTGTATCTAACTCTACAGCTAGTTCACCTTCTGCCAAAATTGGATTAGCTTCAAACCATTGTTGGGCACTGCCCCGTCTTATCTGAATTTGTACAGTCATTATATTGTACCCCCATCAATTGCTTGAATCCCGCCATATACTGAAAATGGATATCCTCCGTCTAGGTTGCCAGTCATAGCCATTGTGTTTATTTCAACAGTAACTGCATCATTTATTGCAGTCGCAGTAACACCATTCCCAGTAAAGTTAATACTGTATGTATGAGATGAAATTATAGTGCCATCATTTTCAGATATTAAGTTAGATGTTAACAGATTAGTAGTATCAGTTAATTGACTAATATCAGTTGGTGGTGCAGTAACGCTAATAATTCCATTTGTGATTGTAATATTATTACCAATTTTAACACCACCAAGCCTATTTTCTGTTGCAATTGGTAGGTTATAAGACCCAGACCCAGACCCATTGGATAATAATATACCACCTACTGTTTTTCCATCGCTAACACGTAAATCACCTAGTTTTTCATTATAAAAGATCATACCTTTTTCACCGGTAAATTGATCGGCTTCTATGGTATTAACACGACTAGATCTTATTTTCTGAATTGTCATTTTATTAGCCTTAATAATTCGGTTAACTCATCTGCTTCTTGCATTTGAAATACCTTGATTCTCTCTTCGTCATCATCGGTAATTTCTTGCTGAGTTAAATCATCAATTACATCACTTTCTTTACCATTAGCAGCTTTTTTCATTTCTAATTCTTGTTGTAATGGTGATACAAATACTGGATTAGGATCTAATTCACTTGGGTCAGTTTTATCTTGCGATGGCATATCAATTTCAGGATCACCATCTCCGTTTATTTTTATGTTAATTGGTACATTGATTGTAAATTCTTTAGCTCTCATATCTATATTTATCTTTATATCCAGGTGCCAGCTACGGTATTTGCACCAATTGCACCTAATGGTGTTAATCGTATCCAACTTTGCGGATTTACGGTGACGGCAGTACCGTTGGTTGTAAATCCAATATTAGGTATAATTGTCCCACCTGTAGCACCTATATCTATCATTCCGGTGATGCGATGACTGTATTCAGTGCCTTGAACATTGGCACTACTGCAAATGTTGAACAACGTAGTAGTAAAGTTTGATGTTATCATTTCGTAAACTAACACTGATGTATTATTAGCAGAGTTAGTGCTATCAGCATAGATGCTTATTCTGGTAGGAGTTGCTCCACCGCTGAACGTAAATAAACTCTGCTTTCCTGAAGGCCCGTTAGCGGTAAACACGAGTTCAAACTCATATCTAGTATTTGCAGTGACTGTGGCACCAACGCCGAAAATACTATACATAGTGTTAGCTGTGGTATTTCCTATAGTACGAGAAGAATTTAATGCGTAGTATAAAGTACCATTTCCATAACCTGTATAAGTGTTAGCACTTATTACCCCACCGCTTGCTGTTATAGTTGTACCATCAACTTTAGCAATCCCAAATGTACTAGATGATGCTTTATCTATAGTCCCGCCTAATGTAATAGTTCCAGTTGTTGTTATAGTGCCGCCTGTTAATGTGATACCACTTACGTTCCCAGACGTTGCTATACTAGTTACTGTTCCAGTATTATTTGTTTTACTATTAAATGTGTTCCAATCAGTAGAACTCAGATACCCATTAGAAGTACTGCTTGCCTGTGATATACTAACAGTTGGAGTTGTTCCTGATGTAACATTAATAGGGGCGGTTCCACTAACACTTGTAATTTTGTTATTAAAAGTATTCCAATCGGTAGAACTTAAATAACCATTAGTAGTTCCATTTGATTGACTAATACTGATAGTCGGGGTAGTTCCACCAGTAGAACTAATTGGTGATGAACCACTTACGCCAGTGATATAAGTTCCAGCTACTTGTGCACCGACTGTGTGATAGTCTACTGTTATTGCAGAACTGCCATCAAACGTTGAATTAGCACTTGCACCTCCTGCTGTAGCAAATGTTACACTGTGTCTAACATTATTTGATGAACCACTGATACTACCAACAATTTGATTAGCAAATGTTGCTGTTCCAGTTTCATCAATATCAACTACATCAGCAGCAATACCATTGACTACAAAATGTATATGGTCGCCACCAATAACTAAATCACTTGATATTGAATTTAAATATACTGCATTTGGTAATGTTAAACTGTTGCCGTCACTAGTGAATGAACTTGAGTTCATTCCAAATTCACCATAGAAGGTAGATGCAGTTCCGTAGTTGTTACTTACAATATAATTGGTGCTAGAATTCGAACCACTACTAGTGTTTTGTAATATAATTTGATTGTAACTATTAGCTGAACTGCTAAAGTCAGCCATTATACCTGTGTCGGAATAACTTAAAACACCGTAATTAAATGCACCGTGATTAGATAATATACTTACATTTTGTGTGGCAGTAAAATTCCCAGCATCTAAGCCACCGGTATTATCTCTTAACGCGATAGTATTAGCTGTACTGGCTGATGTAGCATCAGACGTAACAGTTACAACACCATTTAATGTACTAGTTGATATATGATTTATACCAGTAACACTTATTACTCCTGTACTTGATATAGTTACATTATTAGTACCACTGACAACGATACCAGAACCAGCAGATATACTAGTGACACCATTATTGTTAAGTGTAATGCTACCACCTAATGATACAACTCCGCCGCCACTCATTCCGGTACCTGCTATAACTGTTATACTACTGTAAGCTAATTTAGAGTTAGTAATACTTCCTATGTCAAGTGTGTTAGTAATATCAGAACTTTGAACATGTACTACGCCAGTATAAGCATCGATCCCATCAAATTGTATTGATGAAACCCCTGAAACTGGAGGTATGTATTCCCATTCGGTGCCGTTATATATAATAAAACCACCTTGATCATATGATTTACTACCGCTTCCTATATCTCTAGTACCAGAAGAACTAATTGAATATTCCCAACCTGCTTGTGCTGTTACCCCACCTGCTGTAGTTTGTGTTATAACTGGTGTGTTATTAGTTGCATTCCATGTACCTTTATAAACAATTGATTGTGGAATTGGTGCCCAGCTCAGGGTTCCAGTTGTAGTATTTCCATTGATATCAGTTCCACCTGCAACCCCATCAGTTCTTAAATAGTAACCAATATATCCAGATTGGCTTGGAATAATTGTAGGTGCTGTAATTTGTCTTGTGCTATCTCTAAAAGTAATACCGCCAGTAGCATTACCTACAAAACTTAACCCAATTGAAGTAATATCAGCAGTAATCGGTTGAATAGTCACCGAATCATTCGGAGTAGTTTGGAAACGAACTCTCGTTCCTGCTTGTGTATCTGTAAAGTTTTGTGCTGCTTGGATATTAATACGTCCAATAGTGCTGATGTAACCAGTGGTCCCCCAACCTTGTGTACTAATTCTTAAAAGTGTATCGTTATTAACTGTGGCGGATGGATTTAGAGCAGTTCCATTTGCCTGTCTCGCAGCAATAACTGAATATGCACCAGAACCAAAGCTATCCATATTAACACGAGTAGCAACCCCGTCCTTCCCAGCCATCGTTAATAATGTATCTGGAAAGTTTCGCTCCCTAACATACCCAGCTGTATTGCCTGTAATAGTTAATGCACTTTGAGTAGTTGTTATAGAACTAGGTGTATTAATTGTTGTTAACCCTACGCGATCCACCTTGAATGTAATTTGACCAGCTGGACTGTTAACAGCAATTGGTCTATTGAATAGAACACGTCCGGTGGCAGTTGTAATACCAATTTCAATATCTCGTGTTGGATCTGTAATTCTAATTTTATTATCACGTAACGTAAATTCACCTACAATAAGACCAGCACCACCCGCAATGTATAAATTGCCATCTCTAGCGCCGATTGCTTGGTCATTACCTAATGTTTCGTCTTGTAAGTAAATAGTTCCTGTACCGAACCATATTTCTTTGAATCTATTATTTGGAGAGCCTAAATTCCAGACACCATTAGTAAATGGAATAATATCGCTATGTACAACAATTTTACCACCCGGACCAGAATTTAATGTAATATCAGTATTATCGATAGTGGTTATACTTAATCCGGCGTTTGTTGTATCACGAGCAACGGTAGTAGCTACTGATGTATGACCAGGTTGTCCATTTGTTAGATCAGCGTATGGTCTTGCGGATTGTCCTGAAGGAAAGTTTCTATCAGTAATAATAAAATACTTACCAGTATCATCAGTACCTTGATGAATAATAGTACTACCAACAGGAATAGCAGCACCGCCTATAATATCCCCGTTTTGTAATATGGGATTTGGAATAGTAGTTAACTGATATACAGTATAAGGAACCCCAGTTATACCGTTGGTTAATCCGTATATTGGTGGAACCAATTCTGCTACATCTCCATTATCTGTAATAGCAGCTATATAGACATTAGAAATATTGGCTACAATACTACCACTACCTTTAATAATACTACCAACCATTTCATCAGGATGTAATAAATCAAGTACACGCATACCATAATTAGCAAATAATCCAGAACCTTTTGGACTTATTACAATATCAGCATTATTAATACTACCGAATATAGATTGAATTGCGGTTGATGGGGTAGGATTAGTATCTATATATAAGTCACCCAAGTCATTATAATTTGCAAATAAATTATTAACCCAAGTTTCAGTTGCGATCCCAGTGAAATCAACACTAATTTTACCATTTACATCTATATTAATATTATTACCGATTTCAACACCACCTAAACTAGATGATGTAGCAATTGGTAAAGTATAACTTCCACTACTGCCACCAGTAATAATTATTCCACCCGGTGTAGAACCATCACCGATTCTTAGCGTATTGGTATTACTATCATACCAAATTCTATTAGTATCACCAATGCGAGTATTGCCATCATCATAGCCACGATAGCTTGAAAATAAATCTTGAGTAAATGCCACTATTAATCCTCGAATGGGCCGTCATCATCAAATGCTACTGATGAATGAATACCGGCTAATTTTTTCATTAACTCTATTTTTTGTTGTAATGGTGGGACAAACTTATCAGTATCTAATGCTGATTCAGTACCAGTTGACACCGGTGCAGAACCACTATTATTAACATTTACTATAACAGGTGGTTGTTTTTCTTCTTCTGTGGCATCCAATAACTCTGCTATGCTATGTAATATATCACTCATTTTCATTATATAAATCCTTTATGCTATCCATGGACGACCTAGTAATAACCCACTTATATTTGGATTATCAATGATTGTATTGCCATTATACTGTGTTGGCAATTCGGTGATATCATATATATTTCTAGCGCGATAAAACTGTTTTGTAGTATCAGGTCCACTTGCAATAGTGCCGTCAATGTTTAGTGTATAACCCTGACGTTTTAGTGCTGCTAGGTCTAGTTTAGCTTTCTGTCTAGCTTCCTTCGTAGATAATGTAGAAATTCCGTTTGCTGCCATAATTTTTCCTCTATTCTATATTTAGCTTAAATACCAAATGATTAACAAAGAACCCTTCAACAAACTTATAGATAATTTAAAAGAAACTGGAAAGTATAGAGTTTTTAATGACATACTACGAGAACAAGGTAAGTTCCCAAATGCCATATGGTATGGTCCATATGCAATTAAGAATATTATCAATTGGTGTAGTAATGATTACTTAGGTATGGGTCAGCATAAAGTAGTTTTAGATGCTATGCGAACTGCATTAGATATGACCGGAGCAGGTTCAGGTGGAACTAGGAATATATCTGGAACCAGTCATTATCATGTAGCGTTAGAGCATGAATTGGCATCGTTACACAAAAAAGAACGCGCATTATTATTTTCTAGTGCATATGTAGCAAATGAATGGAGTTTAATTGCATTAAGTAAAATAATTCCTAATATTGAATTTATCAGTGATAGTAAGAATCATAATAGTTTAATTGTTGGTATGAGCCATAGTAGAGCACCTAAACAGATATTCAAGCATAATGATTTGGCTGATTTAGAAAATTGTTTAATACAAGCAGTTAAAAATGAGAATATCCCATGTATAGTATTTGAAAGCATATACTCAATGGAAGGTGATATTAGCCACATTAAAGAAATATGTGATTTAGCTGATAAGTATAATGCAATTACTTATCTTGATGAAGTACATGCAGTTGGGTTATACGGTGACCACGGTGCAGGTAAGTTAGAAGACCTTGGATTACAAGATCGCGTTGATATAGTTAATGGTACACTCGGTAAAGCTTACGGAGTTCAAGGTGGTTATATAGCCGCTGATAATGTTGTGGTAGATGCTATAAGAAGCATAGCTGCTGGTTTTATATTCTCAACTAGTTTGAGTCCAGTGATTTGTGCTGGTGCATTGGCTGCTGTTAAGTATTTAAAAGAACATAATGAGTTAAGAGTAAAGCACCAAGAACGAGCTAGAAAATTGAAGCATAGAATGCAAAAAGCTGGTATTCCAGTAATGGATAGTAGTACCCATATTATACCTGTATTGATTGGTGATTCAAGACGAGCAAAAGAGATAAGTGATGTTTTGTTGAATGAATATAATATATATGTTCAAGCCATCAATTATCCAACAGTTGAAGTTGGTACGGAGCGGTTACGATTTGCACCCGCTCCGTTACACGATGACGGTATGATTGAAGATTTGATTAACGCATTATCTAAAATACTCAAATCTTCGTAAACAATACCTTCTAAACCGCAGCCAAATTTTGCTAATACATAAAAGATGGCTGTAATCATATTATTTCCCACATTTTGCTTTTTTAGCATTAGTTAATACACCGTAATCAACCGGCCATAATTGATTTAATGGTAATTCAGTAGCATTAGCTGGATAGGCAAATGTAACACTTGATAATTGTTGAATTTGTGCAATTGGTGCACGAACAGTTGTTAAATCGTTGCCTTGACCGCCCTCATGTTTAAACAAGAATCCAGCTACTTCGTTGGTAGTAGAATCGATTACAATTTTGAAGAATGCATGTGGAACAACTACTTTATTTGCACCAATAGTTTTATCACCATCGCCATATATAGGACCAGCGTAAACCACAATCGGGTGCTGACGCTGAGTTGCCCAACCTCGAACATTCGTCTCCATTAATTTCCAAATTCCACGGTTTAGACCTGGTAACTGAGGAAACATATTGGTTAATAAAAAACTTTCTTTTTCAAATTGATCAAAACTGCTCATGTCAGCATTTGGTGCAACGTGACCTATATCGTACCCTGATTTAGCATAATCTGCTAATTCTGCTCTACTACCTTTTGGTAAGCTTTGGTCTGGTGCAAATCCATTAGAACGTGGAACGCAACCAAGCGCATATTCTGGGTAAAGTGTATAAGATACCCAAACTGGTAATTTAGCAGCGGTGTCATTTAGAGTAACATATCCAGCACGACAAATTGCTACACCTTGTTTAGTGGTTTGTGGAAATCCATATGGTGATTGAACTTGACATTTTTCAATTGGGTACGGTGCTGCTTGATCCCATGCTTGCGCTTGCATTGCAAACATAGATAATACTAACAATAGATATTTCATAATTAATCCTTTAATTTATTTAAGCCAGCCGATTCTTTTTCCTAAAGATACTCGACTTTTGTATTCTTCTAAGCTACCTGGAAATCTCCAAGCCCAAATAGCTACTAGAATCATAAATGAACCACTACCAATAATGGCTTTAATATTATAAGTGGTAAACCATAATACAATTAATGAGCTTGTCATTACGGCAAGCATCATGTATTTCATTTTTGTTGGGAATACTTTTTTACCAATCCAATTGGTTAAGAATGGACCAAAGTATTTGTGGTTATATAACCAGGTATGCATAACGGGACTGCCTTTACTAAAACAAAATGCAGCCCCAACTATGAATGGACTAAATGGCAACCCAGGCGTTATTACACCCAGGTATGCGATTCCAAGTAGTATAAACCCTGTGATTTTCCATAACCAATTTTTCATATGATAAAATCCAACCATTCTTTATGTCTTACGTTGAACGCAAGCCGTTTTCTTTTATTTGATAATTCAAAATAATCTGGTTTATAAGGTTTATTACGTGGATTGAATCCGTGTTGTTTATCACCTTTCGCTGAATTACAAGGCCCACATGCAATAACGGTATTATCCCAAGTAGTTTTACCACCTCTTGAAGATGGAACAACATGGTCTAGTGTTGCTGTATTTTTGGTCAATTTAGTTCCACAGTATTGACATTCTCCATTATCACGGATAAACACACTAGAGCGACTAAATCTAACTGATGTTTTTGGTTTCATATACTCGCGTAGAATCAAAACTGATGGAACATTAGTTTCCAAGTTTGCGGAGCGGATAGTCCAATTTTCATGCCATAAAACTACATCGGCTTTATCTAAAACCATGTATTTTATAGCATCTTGCCAGTTTATAGTACTAAGTGGTAAAACACTTACTGGCATTCCTGATGCGTTCAGCAGTAAGCAGTCCATGATAATTTCTCTATGTTAAATGTGTATTATATCACAATGGTGTGATTATGCCAATATTTTTTGTGCAAATTCCATACCAGATTTATCTAGTGCATTGATCCATTGTTCTTTGTTATCGGTATCAAACACTAATTCTGGATCGCTAGAAGTAATACACCAGCTATTTTTGTGTTTATACGGTAATACTCCGTTTATTTCATTCATCAATTGATTTTCTGCCCATCCACACATACCAGCGATCATTCTCCATTCTTTTGGAGTATCGCCACTTGCTAAACGGGTGAGCATATCTTCTGATGAACTTAGTGAAAATTCACTATTGATTTTTAAGGTATTACTAGTACTCCATTCATTGGAATGAATTATACTAAGACTTTTTGGACTGATTGGCCCACCAATATAAACAAATCCAGGTAAATCAATATCTAATCCCAACCGTTCGCCCAGTTCATTTACTGTAACTGGGCTACGTTTATTGATTATCAATCCTATACTACCACTTCTATGGTGTTCAGTTACCATTATAACTGTTTTATACCATAAATTTCCTTTTACTACTGGGGGTGCGATTAATAGTTTTCCGATTAAATTCATACAGTTATTTAACTATACAAATCTAGATACAGAATTTTTTACGTCGGCAATTGTAAGTGTTCCGTCGTTATTTCTATCTAATCCTCTATTTTGATTGTATACTGCATGACCATTTGAACTAATAACGTGATTATCATCCTTGCCTAATGCTGCCGGATAGAATACTGCAATATATAAATCACCAACATCCATTCCTGGTTTAATTCCAATCATTTTGAAATACTTGTAGACATAATCAAGTTGTTCAACTGCTGACATTCTATGTAAATCTTCAACCGATGTACCAAGTCTTCTAGCAGTACTAGGCATGAATTGAATCAAACCAGTAGCACCAGATGATTTATTAACTGCTTGTGGATTTACACCTGATTCTTGTTTCATAATTGCAATCAAGTCATTAGATTTTACACCTAACTCAGATGAAATTTTTTCAAGTTTTTTATTAAAATCTGGATCTTGAATGGTACTAACATCAACATCAACTGATTGACCGCTATCTTTAATATCGGCATCGGTACTCTTAGTTAATTTACTTGCTATTTCTGGATTTTCAGCTAATGCAGAATTTAACAAAGAAATAAGTTGTTCATCTGGTTTTCCGGTAGCTGGTAAATTTAGAGCCGTTTGTGCTTTAGTCAAAGCGGCTCTAGTATATTTCCCTAAAATACCATCAACACCTGGTGGACCAACATCATAACCGAATGCTACTAACACTTTTTGTAAGTCAGCAATTTCAGGTGATATCATTCTTGTTGGAAGAGTTAGTGTAAATCCTTCAGCTTCTTTCAATATCTTGAATTCGTGAAATCTCATTAGTTGCCTTTCCATTTTGGTAACGGGCCACCGTAATCACTCGCTTTTACAAGTTTACCTTTAATACTTTTTGGTTTTTTCTCACCACCAGTTTTGAATTTACGTTTGGTATCACGTTTTCTCAATCCCTGTGCTTTACAAGATGATAATTGACTAGCACCCAATTCTTTATCAGTCTTTTTCGACAGACATAATTTGCGTGATGCTTTTCCAGCTTCATCTAATTCAATTTCTTCTTCAACCTTATAACGTGCTTCGGTTTCATGTCCACGAGGAGGGCGGCTCCCTTCTCTTACTTGTCTTTTAGGTTCTACCCCAAATTTGTCTTCTGATAAAATTTCGCTTATACGCATGATTAAATCCTTAATATCATGTATTTATTATATTCCGCGATCAATCCAATCATATACTGATGCCCATTTTCTTTTACCAATGGTTGATTTCAAGAGTGTTAAATCTGCCTTGGTATTATATTGTTCAGTATTTTTTGGTTCAACTAATTCTAATGGTACTTCTTCTTGACGTGCAATTTCTTCCGCGATATCTAAGTATGAATGAGATAAACCAGTACCAACATTCCATATACCAGAACCATTAACTACTTTGATGAAATCAATATGAAGTTTACATACGTCACCGACCCATACCCAATCACGTTTTATTCGGTCAGCATTGCCCCACACTGTTATCTTTCCTTCTGTTCTAGCTTGTTCTCGCCATTTACATATGATGTCAGTATGTTCACCCTTTGTGTGCATGTAACGTCCGTAGACATTAAAATATCTAAATCCTTGAACATAGATATGGTGTTCCTGTTGAAACACCCATCTATCAAATAAGTATTTTGACCAAGCATATGCAGTTTGTGGATGACATGGTGCAAACTCAGAGAAATTATTAGAGTTTCCGTAAACAGAGCAAGAACTAGCATACTGAAAGTTTACTTTATTTTTATTACATTCATTAAACAACCATTGACTAAATTCATAATTCTTGTGAATAATTGTATCTACATCGGTATCAGTTGTATCAGTGACCGCACCTAAATGGATCACCCATTTGTAATTTTTAACATCGGGTAAATTATTTGGATCCCAAGACCAAGTGTCTATAATCCAGAATTCTTCTTGATTGAGCCAATCAAGCATATTCCTACCAATAAATCCATTTGTTCCAGTTACTAATATTCTCATATTTACCTAGTCATTGTTATTATCAAAATCAAATAATGGTGTATCCACTGGCTTTGATTTTTTAGGTTTTGATTCTTTAGGTTTAGGTTTCTCTTTAGGTTCAGAGTTCTCTTTAGATTTGGCTTTCTCTTCAGGTTCAGGAACAGGTTCTGGATTTATTAGCTGCTCGAAGAATTTATAGTTGTAAGCAATACCATCCGCACATACAATATTGGTTATACTGCCGTTTACTTCAAACACTGCAGTCACCGCTATATGTTTCCAATCTGCGGGGATATCATCATCTCTGAGTATTTTTATATCTTCTATTGGGATTAGATATAACCGACTAATACATTCAAGACAATTATCTACCATGATGTCAACACCAAAAATTGTTGATAATGCAACATCATGTGTAATTCCATTTTGCATTTTAAGAATCAGTGCAGATACCAAGAACTGACCATCTCCGCACGTTGGATCTAAAAATGTCTTAGATCCATTTGAAAATATTTCTTGTGGAAATTTACCTAGTATTTCTTCAACCAATGGTGAAGGTGTAAAGATTTCACCAGTTGACTTGGTTCTATCATTATCTCTATCCACTCCGGACATATGTTCACGTGAATGGTATTCTTCTAATAATTTATTGAGGATCGTCATACGAAATTAACCTTACTGCTTTGATATTAATGAACCCAGACCATCTGCAATGTGTTTTCATTATATCAATACATTCAGTCAGTCGTTTAATAATCTGATTTGCTTCATCCATAGTATTAGGGTATATATACAAGTATAGCCCATAGTCTTTTGTTGAACCAGTTGTTGGCTTTTCATCACCATATAAAATTTCAAATGAATCAGCGGTTAACACACGGGAAACCGGCATACTTACTCGAAATACTGATCGATTGCTTTGATCGATTGTAAATAGGCTATCTAAATTCTTAGTAGATGATAGATGTTTTTTAACTGTTTCTATATCACTTTTAGGTAAAAAACCCAGACTGGCAACAGAACCATCGGCGAATATCAACCCATTGGTTGATGATTTATCAACAATTGCATAACCGAATGTAGAACCAACACCTGGGAAATGCTGTTTAATATTGGTAACATCTGCATAGGTTGTATAATCATTAAAAATATCCCATAATCTATTCTTTTTATTGATAGTGTATATACCAACTAAATCACGACTAGGACTAGTCCAAGTTGTAGGCGTGATCAACCCAACAACTCCATCATCTTTTGATAAGTCCTTGATTGCAACCGACCAAAATTTAGACCATAAATTGCTTGCTTTATCTTTTCTTTTACCATCCTTGGTTGTTTCCTGAAATGGTGGATTACCCGCGATTGCGTCAAATTTCATAATTATATCATCCTTGATATGTTGAAGTCTTTTTCTAAACTCAATGCTATAATTTTGTAAAGAGCTAACGTTCTCAACTGAAAACATCGCTATAAAATCAGTCTCGGTCAAGACTTCATATGAACCGACTAACTTGTATTTCTTTATAGCATTATTCATTGCTATTGATGATTTAAAGTAACCGAATGTCGTAGCATGAATCTCATCATCTGATAATCCTGCTTCTTTTTTCTGTTGTTCAACCATACTAACAAATTGCCCAGTTCCTGCAACTGGGTCTAAAAATGTTCCACGAATGTGCTTTTCATTAAAACCCTTTAATATTTCCGTAACAAGTGCTTCAAATTGTGTTTTATTGCGTACCATTTATATATCCTTATAATCATGGTATTACTATAATCGTATTTCTATCAGCCAACCATGGCTTGATAAAAATTTCCTGAATCTATCCTGAATCAGGTATGTATTTCTATCAAGTCGTCCTGACTTGATAGAAATACGGGTTTATTTTATCCTTACACTTTTAGGTCTAATAACTCTTTATTAATTACCCCTAGATGAAATAGTTCATCGATTAATTCAAACTCAATTTGATATTCAAGATTAAATTCATTTCTTACTATTTCATTGTTTCTATAGAAATCTAATGCATCATCGATGGTGTTGATAGCACCGGTGCTATCACACCCATCCACCATAAAATCTATGTTTTCAGCAACACATGCGATAACTTCTCGCACTTTAGCAATAAGATCTTTTGGGTCAACACTATCATCTGTATCTAGTTTAACCTTTCCAGGGATAGTTACCGGTAGTGATGTTTTACCTTTTGCCACCGATGTTGTTTTAGCTAGTTTTAATGCCTCTACATCTCGTATTGCAATTGCAGCAATTTGATCTTCATTTAATAAATCTATATTTGCAGTTTTCCCAATGATTCTACTTCTACGATTAAAACTAATAAATTGTTCTAAATATTCATCAATTTCAATCTTGATACGTTCACCGTCCTCGGATGATTTATAAATATCTATGGTTTTCAATACATTACGTAATGCATTTTTCAATCCACCGCCTTTACTTCTAGCTTGGCTCTTGGCGGTTTCTAATATCATTGCATCAAATTTATCATCACGATTTGGGTCAAAACTTAATGAAATGATTCTAGCTAATGTTTTATTCATACCAGCTGTTAATGCACGACTAATACGCTGTGTGGTAGTACCAGCGTCACCGTTATCATATGCCAAATATAGTTCAGTAATTTCTGGAATAGAAAAACTACGTTGCGCCATTTGTACAGCTACAATTAATAAGTTTTTATTATCCATCTTTGCCTTTTCTATATCTTCTTTAACAAATTTTTCGGCATCAGACCCTTTCATACCATCACCACCATAAACCATTGAAATTCTATAACCTGGTAATGTATCTTCTGCTATTTTGGCTAATTCTTTCAAATTTTTATTTGAGGTGTTATTAGGAAAAAACATCATTGCTACTCTCTTACCTTCATCTGCAGTTCGTTCAGTAATTAAGTCAACATTTAAATTATCGAATTCACCATCCATAAATAGACTTTTCAAGGTTTTAATAAAAAACCGTTTAGCCTTTATTGGTTTAGCAACGGTTTTACCCCATGATGGTAAGAATACACCAGCATCATCAAATACATCTGGATCATTAATTCTGGTATCTTCAATAGGACCAGCCAAGTCTAACTGATAGAATTCTGCATCAACTACTGCCTTAGTTCTTTCTGGATCAACTGTGAAATATTTTAAGGTTGTATCATACGAATCCCTTACTGTACGTTTCTCTATAAGTAATTCTGGGTATACAACGGTATCAACGAAATCAAGTTTCCATGCACTTGCTGCTCGGTCAGGATTTGTACCAGTCATCAGTATTACAATATCATCTGGTTGTTGTGCTTCAATCAATGACATTGCTTGTCCAGAACGATGAGCTCCATAATCAGCTTCATCAATAAATGATAATCTATTAACATCTAATCCATACAGGTAGTCAATACGATCTTGTCTCATAGCACCTGGACACAATGATAGAAATACAACCACTTGTTTACCTTGTGCTACTGCAGTATCAATTAATGATTGATAATTTCTTTCCGATGCTTCTACAAACGCTATATCTTTAAACTGTTCATACCCGGCTAGTTCATTTCTGATACTAGTACCAGCCGTGAGAACATAACTGGTATAGATGGTTAATGGAATACCAGATTCCTTGACCATTGATGCTGACCAAATTGTTTTTCCGAATCTAGCACAGAATTCAGCTAATAATATTTTTTTACCTTCATTGATTTTATCAAGAAACAACTCGGCTTTTTCTGCTTGCAGAATATTCAAGGATGCTACTGGCAATGGTTGCCCAGCATTGTAAAGAAACTTATCTACCCTGTATTTAATTTCAGCAACTGGTAGATCATGCCATTCCCTTGAGTTTGGTTTAATATGTCCAATACTTGGGCGGATATAATCATCAATATAGATGTGAGATTCTCTGAATTTTCCAGTCTTGATAGCAAGATCTGTTACATCCCAGATACCGAAACACCCAGCAGTTCCATTTTTCCATTTATGATGACTAGTTGTCAATTGTTCTTTAATTCGATCAGACACCCCTTCTAATGGATTTTCACCGGCTGGAACATATGTTTCACCTACTTTACCTTCTATATCAGGGTTTTCACTGAAAATATAGATAAAGATTCGAGGATTCACTACGTCTGTATTAAAGTTGTAGTCTCCAACTCCTTTAACTAGCCCTGTTACTAATTGTGTCATACTATTCCTTGATTTTTTATTGTGAAAGCTGAATTATACATTTTCGTCTATGAATTGTCAACATTTATTTTGCTTGACATCATACTGGCTTACTTGTATAATGCACACATTGTAACACACTTATTTTAATATGAAAACAAAAATTAAAAAACTAGACAAGCGATATACCGGATATCAACACTTTAATTATACGGCAACTCCGATGTGGCAATCTAATTGGAACAGTGTTGATTTAGCTGATACCCAACGATTAATGCGTCAATGGTGTTGGGAGACATTTGGACCAAGTTGCGAGTATGAGGAATACCGTATATTAGCAGGGCATCGTGAATTAAATGAACGATGGTGTTGGGTTGGTGGCGGTCATAAGCATAACTCTCAACGTATTCTCATTAATAATGAAGAAGATAAAAACTGGTTCGTGTTGAGATGGGCATGATCAAAGTTAAACTGAAAAAGTATAAGATTTTAGAAGAAGATATCTATTCACCCGAGCAGTATAAGGTTTTAGCCATTGTTAAAGAAATGAAACAATGGTGTCGTGATACGTATGGTAAAGGATACGACAACAGTACACGTACCTGGTGTTGGCGTAGTGGCATGACATTTGAAGATATCGACGATGACTATAATAGCTATATGGAATATCCAGTGTTCTACTTTACTAGTGAAGAACATACAAGTTGGTTTTTAATGAGATGGGGGTAAGATGTTATTTAATCTAGAAGATTTTCCAAAAATTATAGATTTTATTGAGGAGAACTCAGATAAAATGTATTATCACGAGGCAATACAATCGATGGGGTACCCATCAACCTGTTATCATGACTACCGAAAATGGTATATGGATGATGTTGAATTTACGTGGTTTGTATTAAGGTGGAGCTAATGAAGAAAAAAACATTTTCATTTTAAGGTGGATGACAGAGTAAAGGACTACAATGGACAAGGAAGAACGTAAAAAAGATCGGGAAGATCTATTAAAATCATTAAAAGAAAATGCTGAAAAATTGATAGTTGGTGATACACCAGCAACAACCGATTCATCATTTTCATCAGTAACGCTACCAATAATTAGGAAAGTAATGCCAGGTCTACTTGCACAACAAATCATAGGAGTTCAGCCAATGACTGGTTTATCTGGACTGGTATACGGTATGCAGTCTGGTACTTCGATATTTGATACTGTTTTAACCACACGTATCGAACGAGTAGATATGTATGGTCAGATGGTTGATTATTTTGCGATTAAAGTACCATATGGTTATTTCTCTAAGCATAATGTTGAATCTGATGAGATCCGTGAATGGTGTGTAGAAACCTTTGGTAAAGAGTTTGTCGAAGAACGATGGTATATGCGTGGTGCTTCGACATATCTGTTTAAGACAGAAGAAGACCGAAATTGGTTTTTATTAAGGTGGAGTTCATGACCGAAATTACTCATAGAGTGAATAGTAGTACAAGTAATGGGTTTTTCTATGCACCATATATTCCAATGGTTGATATAGGTATGAACCCGTATAAAGTTATAAAAAAAATTCAAGATACTGATGGATGGTGGTATACTATAACCATTACTAATTCAGAAGCAGAAGAATGGTTAATCAATCAATCTATCGGTAGTTGGCGTTATTCTGCTAATCCTAACTTTACCTTATGGATCTCGCATAATACGTATGATATACGCGAAGATGTATATAGTTGGTTTATTATGAGGTGGTCATGAAACAAAAATTATCTAACTCTGATTTACAGAACATATGGGTTAAATGGATTGACACCTTCATTGATGAGTACCCATCCGAAGCTAGATTTCAATCAAAAGAATATTGGCGCAGATCACGGTATGATAATCAGTATCGATATTATGGATTAGCAGTAAAGTTCGAAGATTGGTTGATGTCATATGGTGCAGTAGTTAAGCAATTTAAAGGTATACGACACTTGGAATTTATAACCCATGAACAAGCAACCTGGTTTATATTAAAATGGCTATGAATATGAAAACATTATTATATGCAGATGTAGCAGCTGCAATCATAAAAAGAAACAAATACTTTGAAATATTTAGAGAAATCAGGAATGAACTCTGGAACCAAGGAAATCGCACTACTCCATTGTTTGTTGAATATATGCGTTCTACATATGGTATGGATGTAGAAGATCAATCTGGGTATATAACAGCTGATTTTGTTGTAATAAATGAACTAAAATATCTACTATTCAAAATAAAGGATGGAATATGAAAACAGTAGACTTAACAAATTTTGACGATCCATGGGAGTTATATATATGGATGTGTCATAACTGGGGACCACCAGGATTTAACAATGATAGATGGGATTTACGAGATTTGACCTATCTTGACTTAAACAATGAAATGGATTTAACATTTATATTATTAAAATTTAAGCAAAGGAATGAAAAATGATAAACAGCATAATAACTGACTTCAACAGCAAATATTTGACAGCAACAACCCTTACGAATGGTTCATCCAGTGTTACATCTGGTTCACTAAGAATGGAAAACGGCATATTAGAAGCATACAATGGATATAGTTGGGTGCCAGCATCCGGTCAATATAGTACTGTGAATTTATCACCATCAGCTGTACGTATATTAGATTGGGCTGACCAAAAAATGGCAGAAGAAGCTAACGAACAACAATTGATTGAGAAATATCCATCGTTAGGTAGTGCCAAAGGACAATATGAAATGATCAAAAAGATTTGTCAAGCAGAAGAGAACCTTGACAACACCAACAGAGTATAATATAATGACTTTTATAATTTTAATAGCATTGCAGGTAAAACACTGGTATATCGATTTCGTAAATCAGTCCCAAGCTGAGGTAATAAGTAAAGGCCATTATGGTGAACTTACTGGTATTATGCATAGCTTAAAACATGGCATTGGTACAGGACTTATTTTTCTTTTAGTTGATCCATATCTTGCCTTATTAATTGGTGTATTAGATTTTATTCTACATTACCATATCGATTGGGCTAAACGAAACTTCGGTAATCAAGATATCCAAGATAAAAGATTTTGGCGTGATCTTGGACTTGACCAAATGGTACATCAATTGTGCTATATTGGATACGTAGCGATGGTGGTAATATGATACAATCTAAAACTCATGGGGATGATTGGTATAGGGTTGGATATGATGCTATATATGGCGCTTCTATAAATAACCCATTTACTGATAATTTGCAGGAGTTATTAGTCGAATGGTGTAATGAACAATCCAGTCAAACATCATATTGTTTTGTACCTCCACGGATTATTCTCGACCCTAGAACATTTCAACCAATTCCAGTAGGTGGGGAAATATGGTTTGAAGTTCAAGAAATGGCAAATTGGTTTACTTTACGATGGTCGTAATATGCTAAAATTAAATTTACAAATACGAAATCCGTTTTTCAAGGATAGTGAGTTCAAAAATTTATGGTTCAGAAGTGGATCATTTAACCTACATAAGCAGTGGGAATTACAACTGATGTGGTATGATTGGAATATGTTTGAGTTAAACTTAAACATTAGTTGGAAAGGCGAGGATCATGCTGGTCCAAAATTTGATATTGGCATTTTTGGATATCAATTCACGGCATCAGTATATGATAGTAGACATTGGAATTTTGAAAATAATACATGGGAAGTATATGACAGAGAAGAAAACGAGAGTACCGAAAGCTGAACCAGAACATAAAGACATTATTGGTCGTACTATTAATGTTGGTGATTTTGTAAGTGTAGTCATATCTAACAGTTTACGTATAGCTAAGGTAGTGAAATTGAATCCTAAAATGGTTAAGGTTAAGATCTTAAATGCCAAGACCAGTAATTGGTACTCAGGTGAACACAACAAGTATTCGTATGATATGGCTCTTATTGACGGGGAATATTTAACAATGTATATTTTAAAAACCAGTGCTTAGAAAAAACGTTAAAGACTTATCTGGGTTATATTCCCAGGATGCTGCCGAGTTAGTTTACTGGTTAGTAAAAAATCTTGGCCCGGTAAGATATAGTACTCGAAAGCATATACTAGGTGAATCATGGAGTTTGAGTCGTGGGCTTCTTAGTTATTATGTAGAATTCGATGCTAGAAAAGTAAAAAGAGAACAGATGACTTGGTTTAGATTAAAGTGGGCGAAATGAAACCTGTTACCATATCCAAAGAAAATTGGCATTTATTGTTGATTGAATTACAGAAGGAATATCCGTTTAGTGTGGTTGCGATTAAAGAAAAGTCTAAACGAGTCTTGGGATTTACATCGCGTGAGCATACAATATGGACTAAAAATAAAAACTATGATGCTGAATATGCCGAGTACGAAAAACAATTAAAAGACGACAACTTATGGTTCTTGTCTATCGAGCCAGCAAAAGGAAAAAGTCGAAAAGTAATTCAGCTTGATTTTTACGATGAAGTTAAACGAACATTTTTTTTAATCAAATATAGCGAGTTTTTGAAATGAGAGAATTGATTTTAAAACGAATTGCAGACCATTGGGATGATAGTCTTGAACAAATATTTGACATTACATTACCGGATGTGTATAATTTGTCAGATAACGATTTACTTAACCTTTATAACTCAATTTTTGAATTAGGAATTTAATATGAAACACGTACAAGTTGGTATGTTTAAATTACCCGGCCTTTCTTTTGACCGCGATGAAATGTCAGATGAATTACGAGATGAAATGGTCGAATGGGCAGAGAGTTCAAATTGTGGTATTTTTATGACTGATCGCCTTTGGTCGTTCAAGTCAGAAGGACATCGTGATTTCTTTTTATTAAGATGGGCTGAGAGGGTTCCTAAAAAAGATAAAGAATGAGTAAATTCCGATATTATGTAATTGATTCTGCCGAAATCGACGATGGGTATACATGGTATAGTATTCATTCGCGTGATATGGAACTGTGGCAATGGATTGCTCAGCAATCGCCAACGATGTGGCAGAATATCAAAGGTGTGTCAGCGTTTGATATCCGTGCAGATTTATATACCTTTTTAACAATAAAATTCGGAAGATAATGAAAAAAGTAGAGTTAACACTTGGACAATATGAGCGACTGATCGAATTGCGTGATTATGAAAATAAATCAATACCTGCGATGTCCATCACCGAGTTTGTAAGAACACGTTTCAATGCAAAAATACATCATAAGGCATGTACTGAACGATACAATTATTATAACAGTCTTGGAATGTCTACCGAGTACCCGTATAGTTATCGTGGATTTAAGTATACTGTTACCTTTGAACATGAGGATGAACGTTTTACATGGTTTATGTTGCATCTATGATTACCATCGATATTGATAAATTAAAATCACCATATTACGATATTATTGTAAATTTTTATAAAATGAATCTTGAGTTGCCTAATAAGGAATACATTGAAAAATTTGAGAAAGAATTTCGATGTAGAGCATCTGCGAGAGACGATGGTGGATGGGATATGATTTTTAAAGATGAAGACTACACTTGGTTTTTAATGAGGTCTGTATGAGTGTTAGAGTAGCAGATACCAAGTTAGGTTTCGAATTAACCAGATTTAATGAGTATTGTAAACGGCATGATGGTAAAGTAACCTATCAACAATACTGGGATAATGTAAATGCAGAATTAGCAAAATTTCATGCATTTGTTAATGAAGATCGTGTTATAACTTTTGAATCAGAAGTTTATTTTACATGGTTTGCAATGAAGTGGAGTTAGAATGAACGCAGATTATATGGTTGAAAATGGATTTGCCATCTTTGATGGTCTTAAATATTCAGGGGTTACTATTTCAATATGGTGCAAGGATAGAGGAATGGTGTATGGAAAAGATTACAAATGGCATAGCAGACGTGTTAATGCTGGTGAGAAAGTAAGAACTGAAATTATCTTTCAGTTCAAAGATCCAAAACAAGCAACACTTGCAATGATACAGTGGAGTTAGCGTGAACATATCAAATAAAGATGCTGTGGTGGAAATCACAGGAGACCGATATACTGCAATAGAAATTGCCAA